GGAACGAGCGGAACAAATGGAACAAACGGCACACAAGGAACACAAGGTATTCAAGGTTCAACAGCCGGAACAGCAACAAATGTAATTGTTACAGCAACATCAACAAATGCAACATTTTATCCAACATTTGTCAGCGCAACGTCTGGTACATTGGGACTTGATGCAAATGCAAACTTTTCATACAATCCAAGTACTGGAACACATACAATTATAACAAGTGCAACTACTGCTCCTGGTCTGTATGTAACGGGAACAACGCTAGGTGGTACAACCGGCAATACAACACAGCTTGCAAACTTTAACTACGCTTCCGCTAATAATGATCAATTATTATTTGAAGGTATTAGAAATTCTACAGGAACTGCTTGGTTTAATGCTCAATCTCGCTTGCAAAAAATTGTCGATGTAACTAATCATGGATGGATTGGATTCGGAGACGGCTTGGGATCTTCCTCAGCTGCAAACCAAGGCATTGTGTTCGGTACTGGTGCAAATACATATATGACCTTAGCAAACAGTGGTAACTTGCTTCTTGGTTCGAACTACACATCAGATCGAGGCACAGGATATCCATTCCAAATCAACGAAAATGCAGCAAACACTGCACAATATATGTCATTGTGGAACTCTGGAACGACAGGAACATCACAATCGTCTAACCTCCAACTTATCACATCAACAGGTAATGCATTCATGCAACTTTCGTGCAATGATAACAACGGAACTCCATGGACAAGCGTTGGTGGTGGTTCTGCTGTAACATATCTTTCATTTGCACCTGCTGGTTCGGAAAAAATGCGAATTGTTTCTTCAACAGGGAACGTATTGATTGGTACAACGACAGATGCTGGTACTGGTATTCCATTACAAATTTCCGGAACAACCACCGGAACACAAAGCATAAGAATTACAAATACAAGCAACGGAACTGGTGCATTTACTTATATTCAAATGGGCAACGATTCAAACTTTGACGCTGGTTTACTTCGTAACTCTTCAACAAATACAACCGGTCCGGGCGGAGTAAATGCTGTTGGTATTTGGAATAATACCACAGGTAACATATTTTTTGGAGCGACCGGTGCAGAAAATATGCGTCTTGTTGCATCCTCTGGTAATTTTCTAGTTGGAACGACAACAGATGCTGGCAGCGGATTGAGGATTCAAACAAGTGGTGCAATCTTAGCAGAAGGTCTCGGCGTTGGTACAAGCCAAGGACAATTTGTTGCTGTTGGCGGTAGCAGTTCAACGTGGTACAACACAATGTTCCGAAACGATGGAGCTAGTTTTTATTATTTACAAAGTGCAGTACAGACAACACAGGCCGCAGCGGCAGCGGCAACGTGGTCAACCGCCCGTCCATTTACAGTTAATCTTTCGACAGCAGCAGTTAGTATTGACGGTACAGCTGCTGGTACAACGTTTGGTGGAAATATTACAGTAAGTGGCGGAACAGTTACTGCAACAACGTTCAGCGGAAATGCAGCAACGGCAACAACAGCCACCACTGCAAACGCATTGAATACTGGAAATAGTTACACAATTAACGGTTTGACGTCGACAGGTCAAATCTTAGCAGAGTCACAATCAACATCGTCGGACATTGCAACAGCAACAGGAAGTTTAGGTGCAGTGTGGGTTTATAATACTGCTGCGAGCACAAACGGCGGTGGAGCATTTATGACATTCCACCGTGCTGGTCTATATGCAGCATATTTTGGTCTTGATAATACAAACACGTTGAGTTTTGGTGGTTGGTCAGCAGGCGCCGTTAAGTATCCGATTGCAATGGGTAACGGTGGTACGTATACGATGAACATTAGCGGTACCGCATCAAACGTAATAAACAACTCAGGACGTACAGATAGTACAGCATATCCAGTCCTTTGGTCACCAGCAGGCGGTGGTGGTGGACAACCAACATATTCTTGTGCAGCAGTTACAATTACTTCAAGCACTGGCACATTAAATGCAACAATATTGAATGCAACATCAGACCGCAAAAAGAAGACAAATATTGTAAATATTGGTGGTGCTCTTGATATTGTCGATTCATTCAATGGTGTTCGTTTTAATTGGGCCGATAATGGAATCCCAAGCGCCGGTTTGATTGCTCAAGACGTTGAAAAAGAAATGCCTGAATTGGTTACGACAGACGAACACGACAACAAGAGCTTAAACTATAACGGTATCGTTGGAGTCCTTGTTGAAGCAGTAAAAGAAATGCGAGCAACAATCGACAGCCTCAAGGCAGAAATTGAACAACTAAAGGCAAAGTAACATGACGACCAATGTTCAAAAAGCTGGTACAGATTTAGACAGCGTACTTGCACAACGTACGAGTAGCTGGCCTGCCGCATCGGCTACAAGCATTCAATACGGTGGTGTAGATTTGAACAACAGGTATGCGCCAGCGTCTACAGGTACAGCAACAGGAACAACAAACATTCAGCATGCTGGTACTGATATTGGTCCATCTTTTGCAAGCCTCGGTAGTACAAATCTTATAGTTGGATTTAGTGGCAATGGCGTTACTGGATCTGCAGCAAGCTCTTCTGTAACATCAGGATTTACAGGATCTGTGACAGCTGTGAAGGGAAGCGGAACGTATACATATTCATGGTCTGTTGCATCTGTTACTGCTGGATCAACACCAACGATCACATCACCAACATCAGCAACCACAACGGTGTCAGCAACCGGCATTCCAAACTCAACAACGTGGACAGGAACTTTACATTGTACAATTTCTGATGCTTATCCAGCGCCAGGACAAACGAGCAGTGTTGTAACAACTGCTATCAGCTATTCATTAACAAATTCAACAGTATCGTATACACCAACGCTTCGTGTCTTCACAACAGCTGGTGCAATTACTGGATTCACGGTTCCAACAGGTGCAACATCATTCCAAGTGTTGGTTGTTGGCGGCGGTGGTGCTGGTGGTAATTCGTCTCTTCCTGGTGGAACGGCGGGCTTGCCAGGTGGAGGCGGCGCTGGTGGTGCAATATATTATAATGCAACGTGGGCTGTATCGGCAGGACAGTCTGTTTCAGGTACCGTTGGCGCAGGCGGTTCCACCGGAGGCAGCGGAACTGCATCTACGTTGACAATCAATAGCGTAACGCAAACGGGGGCGGGAGGTACCGGCCGTACCAATGGCGGCACAACTGGAGCAGTATCTGCCGGAACAGGAAGCGGCGCTGGTGGAAATGGACAAACGGGAACTGGCGGCGCTGGTGGAAATGGTGGGTCTCAAGTAATCAATGGCATAACATTCACGTATGGCGGTGGTGGCGGCGGTGGTGGATCCTCGACTGGTGGCACGGGCGGTAGTAGCGGTACCGGTGGTAACGGCGGTGGTGGAAGCAACGTTGTTGGCGGCACAGCAACAAATACAGTCACAACATCCGGTGGTCACGGTGGTGGAGGTGGAGGTGGGGCAAGTTTAAGATCTGGTACTGGTCAGACAAGCGGAGGTGCTGGTTCACAAGGATATATTATCATATATGGATAATGGTTGACGTTGTAAATAGTTTTCGCTATACTGATATTATAATAACTATAATAGGATAAACCAATGATCGATCAACACGGTCTCGTCAAATTCGTTCTCAACAATGGTGGAAGCATTCATCCACTAATTCTCCCAGCAAAAGACACAAATGGGACAGGAACATTCAATCCATCAATCTATAACGACAATGGTAAGTTGCTAATGAACATTCGTCATTGTCAAGTAACGATCTATCACAGCGAACGAAATAAGTTTGAGCACGAGTGGGGCCCTTTATCATACCTGAATCCAGAGAATGATATTACCCTAACGACAACAAACTTCTTTTGTGAGCTTGACAGCAACCTAAACATCACAAAGCATACAAAGGTCGACTTCTCAAAGTTTGATGTTCCACCGTTGTGGGAGTTTAGAGGTCTTGAAGACGGTCGTGTTATCCGTTGGGACGGTAAACTATACCTATGTGGCGTTCGTAGAGACACAACAACAAATGGTGTCGGTAGAATGGAATTATCTGAAATTGAAATAACACACAATGCAGTAAAAGAAGTATCACGATACAGAATCCCCACACCAGGAAATATCGAAACGTATTGTGAAAAGAATTGGATGCCAATTGTTGATCAACCGTTCCATTATGTTAAGTGGTGTAACCCAACTGAAGTTGTAAAAGTTGATCCAGAAAACAATGCAACAACTCAAGTATTCCATGGTTCATTTGCTTCAAGAAACTTTGATATTCGTGGTGGATCTCACGTCATTCCAATAGGTGATCACTACGTTGCTTTGTGTCATGAAAGCCGTTTATTCAAGTCAGAACAGGGAAGAAAGAATGCCGTATATCGTCACCTGTTCGTCGTGTGGGATAAGAACTGGAATGTTGTACGATACACAGAACCAGTTTCGTTCATGAATACGTGGATTGAGTTTGCAGCGGGAATGTGTGAGTATAAAGGTGATATTCTTATATCATTTGGAATACAAGACAATGCAGCATTCCTCTTACGAGTGCCAATGAATACATTTACTAAAATTGTGGGGCTATAATGGAACTAGTCGAAGCACTAAAGCAATACGCATACGATACTGACAATCCAGAAACAAATTACACTCTTGCTCGTGCATATGAAGAGATTGGACAGACAGCATCTGCCATCACGTACTTTATGAGAGCGGCAGAACGAACAACAGACGATAACCTTGCATATGAGTGTTTATTGAAACAAGCGCTTGCTTACGATAAACAAGGAAATAGAAACCATACAGTATTCACCATGTTTAGACATGCACTGTGCTTACTACCAAAGCGACCAGAAGCTTGGTTCTTGATCAGTCGACAGCTTGAAAGGAATCGCTCATACGTCGATGCGTATACGTGGGCACACCTTGGATTATCAACTGCTGATCTAAATGCACCTCCACTTCGTTCAAGCGTCGAGTATCCTGGTGAATATGGAATACCATTTGAGAAGGCAGTGTGTGGTTGGTGGTGGGGTAAAGGAAATGAAGCTCGTAAACTGTTCTCCGACGTTGCTGAAAAGTACGTTGGCAAGATGGACGATGCTCATACACAAGCTGTTCAGAATAACTTGCTATTCCTTGGTTCAGGACCTGACCATCAATCATTCATTGGATATGATAATTCAAAGCACGACAGATTGAAATTTAAGTTTCCTGGATCTGATAAGATCGTTCAAAACTACTCACAAGTATATCAGGACTTGTTTGTTCTTGCAATGCTCGACGGAAAACGAAACGGTAAGTTCCTTGAACTTGGATCGTGCTTTCCTTGGAGAGGAAATAACACAGCATTGTTGGAAACTCAATTTGACTGGACTGGCGTTGGAATTGAATTTAATGCAGAACGTGCTGCAGATTATTCGAAGGTTCGCAAGGCAAAAAACATTTGTGCTGATGCGTTGACAGTAAATTACGATAAACTCCTATCAGAGCTAGCACCAGATGGTATTGTTGATTATTTGCAGATGGATCTTGAGCCACCAAAGATTACATTTGATGCATTGCTATGCATTCCATTTGAAAAGTATAAGTTTGCTGTTATTACATATGAGCACGACTATTACATTGATATCAGTAAGTCGTATCGTGATAAGTCAAGACGATATCTTACAGCAATGGGATACGTTCTTGTTGCTGCAAACATTTCACCAAACGACATTTCAGCATTTGAAGATTGGTGGGTTCATCCAGACCTCGTCAGCAAAGAAACTATCGAAAAATTCAAGTGCGTCGACAAGAATGTCAATAAAATTGAAGACTATATGTTGGAATAATTCGCAGGGGGAAGCCAACTTTTTGTTGTGTTTTCCTATTGCGATCATATATACTTAATGGTGTTCTGATTTGTTAGGCACCTAAGCTGAGAAGCAGCTTCAAGTGAATTTTTCACCTTCTTACAATTAGATAAAACAAGACAATTAGATATTATGGATAAAGAATTCTACTGCTACGTGTACGTTGATACAAAGAACAACAAAGTTCGTTATGTAGGCAAAGGTTTCGGTGTTAGAGCCTGGAAACATAAGTCAACGGGAACGCACAACAAAAAACTCCACAATACCATTGTAAAACGTATCAACGAAGGATACGTGATGGAGCCGTTTATCATTCCAGCTGTTGATGAACAACACGCACATCAGATTGAACAATATCTAATAAAACTTTTCGGTCGCGAAGACCAACAAGCTGGTCCTCTATTCAACCTAACGGATGGTGGTGAAGGTGTAACAGGACTAAAGCATTCTGACGAACAACGACGTAAGATGTCAGAGCGTCGTCAAGGTAAGAAGGCATCAGAAGTAACAAAACAAAAGTTATCAAGTATTCTACGAGGTGCTCCTGGAAGGCGACGAGGAAAAAGCTGGACAGCTGAACAAAGAGAAACACTAAGCAAAGCACATCGCGGTAAGAAATATACTCCACGTACTAAACCAATGAGTGGTGAACGTCGTGATAGTATATCTGCTCAAATGAAAAGAATTTGGGCAGAACGTAAGGCAGCAAAGCAACAAGTAGTAGAAGTAGACATTTGCAAATAGTTTGCAGATAATAGATAGGCAATTAGATAATTTAGACAACTTAGACAATCAAAGGAGATAATGTCATGGCTAAAACACTCGCGGAGCTCAAAGCCGCATACGCATCAAAAGATTCATCCAACACAGAACGCTCATCAAACGGTTACTACCCATTTTGGAATATGAAGGTCGGCGAAAGCTGCACAATTCGTTTCCTAGCCGATAAGAACGACGAAAACCCACTAGGCTTCCTCAAAGAAAAGTTGATGCACAATCTCGAGATCAACGGCGAGAAGAAGACTGTTCCTTGCTTGAAGACATACGGCGAAAACTGCCCAATCTGCAAGACATCAGCAGATTTCTACAAAGTAGAGGGCGACGATAGTCCAAACGGCAAGAAGTACTGGCGTAAGAAGCAGTACATCGCTCAAGCACTTGTTCTAAAGGATCCACTTCCAGCAGACAAGGACAGCGGTGAGACACACGTCGGTAAGGTTCGTTTCATCAATTTGTCATTCCAAATTTATAATGTAATTATGGAAGCATTCAAGGGCGACGAGCTCGAGGAAATTCCAAGTGCAGTTGAAGGTGGATATGACTTCATCATCAAGAAGACACAACAAGGCAAGTACGACTCATATACTGTCGGCACGAAGTTCTCAAAGCAACGTGACTTGACAGACGAAGAGATCGAAGTTGCTAATGAGAACAGTGTTGATCTTGAAACGCTACTCCCACGCAACCCAGGTTTTGAAAAGGTTCAGGCTATGCTCGACGCAGCATTGACTGGTGGTACATATTCAGAGTCAAAGGGAACGTCCGATGACGAAGAAGAAGCACCAAAGCCAAAGGCAAAGCCAGCAGCTGCTAAGAAGCCAGTTGTCGAAGACGAAGAGGAAGAAGATGTTCCAGTCGCCAAGACACCAGCCAAGAAGCCAGCTCCTCCAAAGGTTGAAGAAGAGACCTCCGAAGGCGATACTGATGTCGATGACATGCTCGCAACAATCCGTGCACGTCGTAAGGCAGCTCAGTAATAGTTGAAAGACACGGTTAGGGAGTTAACTCCCTAACCATTTTCGGAGAATAATAATGGCAAAGCTACCAGCATTTCTAAAAACATTCGAGAAGCAACTCGAAGACATTGATGGTGTAGGAACATCATCACTACCACCACGTTATTGGTATTCAACAGGAAACTTTGTGTTGAATAAGATTCTTAGTGGTTCATTCTACAAAGGAATCCCACAAGGTCGCATCACAAATCTATCAGGTGCTTCTGCAACTGGTAAGAGTTTCCTTGCTGCAAACTTGATTCGTTCAGCTCAACAAGCTGGTGCAATCGTATTCGTTATTGATACAGAGAATGCACTTGACGATCAGTTTATGAGGAACATCGGCGTTGATCCAGATCGTGAAGATTACTTCTACGCTGACGTAACAACCATTGAGCAAGTGACAGCAGTTGTTTCAAAGTTCTTGAAGGGATACAAAGCTGAGTACGGTTCTGCTGTAGATGCACCACAAGTCCTGATCGTTATCGACAGTCTTGATATGTTGATGACACCAACAGAACTTGAGCACTATGACAAGGGAATCCAAAAGGGTGATCAAGGACAACGTAATAAGCAACTGAAGGCAATGCTTCGTACATTCGTTCAAGATATCAAGAGCTTGAACGTTGCGATGGTTGTTACATCACAAGTGTACAAGAACCAAGACGTGTTGAACGGCGAAGGTCTTTGGATTGTAAGCGATGCTGTCAAGTATAGTGCATCACAAATCGCTCTGTTGACAAAGCTGAAATTGAAGGATAAGTCAGAAGGGAAGAGTGAAGTTGTTGGCGTCCGTATTACAGCAGAAGGATACAAGACACGATTCACAAAGCCATTCCAAAAAGTTATCATTGAAGTTCCATATGAGTCAGGTATGGATCCATATTCAGGATTGCTTGAAACAGGACTTGCAATGGGACTCGTTGAGAAGAAGGGAAGTTGGTATACACTGACAGGTCAAGAAGATAAGTGGCGTGCAAGCGACATTGCGTCCGTTGCAGAAACAATTCTTCTTGGCGGCGAAGCACAAAGCCAGACGTTCCTTTCAGTAACACAAGCAGCAGATGCAGAAGTTGAAGTTGATACCGATGCAGAAGAGACGACAGCAGATGCAACTGCCCGTCGCAAGGCTAAGGCAGCAAAGACGAAAGTAGCAAAGCGTTGACATTAGGACAAGAATAGGGTATATTCGGAAGTTTATGCCCTTTCTTGAGAAAATATTATGAAGCCAAAGACAGCTAAAGAACTAATGACGGAGAACTTGCTAGTCAAACACTATGCAGGTTCTCACGCCTATGGGACATCGACCCCTACGTCAGATGTTGACTTTCGTGGAATATTTGTAGCCGATCCGATCAATGTTCGTACTCCGTTCTATCGTATAGACGAAACCACTGACACATCGGAAGAGGACACAAAGTTCTACGAGCTATCAAACTTTATGAAGCTTGCTCTTGACTGCAATCCAAACGTAATAGAAACGCTGTGGGTTGACGAGAAAGATATTGTTCATCAGACAGAAGGATACAAGCTACTTCGTGAAGCTCGTGAAAAGCTATTGAGTCGTAAAGTTGTCTTTACGTTCTCTGGCTATGCTATGAGTCAGTTGAAGCGTATACGTGGTCATAACAAATGGATAAACAATCCACAGGAATTTACTCCACCACGTCAAATAGACTTCGTGTCGCTCGTTCACAACTTTACGAAAGCAAAGATATTCAAAGTTGATATGGCTGACTATCGTGTCAACTATCGTCTTGTTCCATTCAGTGGCGACGTATATGGTTTGTATGAAGCACACGGCTATATGTCATACAGCGACGACTTTACTTTGAACACAGCTTGGGAAGGCGATAGTCACCAACTCGGTGAGCCATTGTTCGTTGTCAAGTTCAATAAACAAGTGTATCTTGAAGCTAAAGAGAAGTGGGCTCAGTACTGGGAATGGAAGAAGAACAGAAATGTAAAACGCTCTGAACTTGAAGAGAAGTTTGGATACGATACAAAGCACGCAATGCATCTTGTTCGTTTGCTTCGTATGTGTTCAGAAGTCTTGAAAGATGGAGTTGTAAATGTTCGTCGTCCAGATGCAGAGGAGCTACTTCAGATACGAAATGGGGCTTGGTCATATGAAGACCTCGTTACCTATGCCGAAGGTTTGGATAAATATAATCAAGAGGTGCTATATCCGAAGAGCAATCTCCCAGCTAAACCAAACTTACATTTGGCAGCTGAGCTAATAATGGACGTTCAGGATCTAACATGGCTACACCCAAAATAACAATATCGGCTGATGAGACGAAACAGATTTTAGAGTTAGCAGAGCTTTTTGAGAAGCGAGCAGCGATTGAGCTGAACGCGAAGAAAGCTATTATCGAAAAACTTAGCAGCACTGCAATCGAAGCCATCTATACATTCTTCGGAGTAGGATATGAAGGAATCGTGTGGACAGATGTTCAACTCGTCGATAATGTTGTTATATTTGCTTTGGTTGTAACGTATGATAGTACAACACCGCCGCCGGATTACATCGAAAGATTTAGTCCGACGGCTAACACTGGAGTTGTTCCAGCAAAGACCCAACGTGCAATGCGTATTGGGATCCCTGCTATCCAAGCATTTAAGCCAAAAGAAGAAGTTGTTCAATATCTCAAGGCAGAGCTTGAAAAGCTTCCACCACAAGAAAATACTCCAACGAAAATCATTGATGCATCTGAGCAAGATGATCCAAGAGAGTGGCTTGACGATGACGACGATGACGGTAATGAAGACGATATAGAATTTGATGCAGCGTCTGACGTATCAGCACGTGTCGTATCAAGTCCTAATGCTTGGGATATGGGTTCCTTGACAAAAGAGCAAATTTCCGATATACTCTTTTTTCAACACCAGACACTCAAAAAGGTTCAATAAATGGCAAGTCAGATAGGCAACCTCGGCAAGAACTTTGAAGGTCTTGTCGATCTAATAGCATCGTATGAGGATCTCCTCGATGAAGCTAAAGCTCATCTTTCGCTCAAAGGAAAGACGCTTGGGCAAGCAAATAAAGATCAAATGCAAGTTTATGAGTATGACGAACGACGTTCAGAGCTAAGTATTCTTTGTAAGCATATGCAAGCACAAGTTGATAAGGTTCGTGGTGAGCGTGGTCGGTTTATCAAAGAGAATGGTGGACAAGCATATTCCGAGCGATACATCGATAAGATCGTTGACTATACTCCAGAGTTTCTACGAATGAATGAGTTGTTCCTTGAAGTCGAAGATATGAAGGGAAAGTACGAAGCGGTTGTTGAAGCATTCAAGACTCGTGGGTTCGTTCTTCGTAACTTGAACGATGCAAAAGCAAAGGCGTTTGAAAATGATCAACTATAAAGATATCGTAACAAAGACAACTCTTGGTAAGAACGGAAAGCCAAAAAAGATAAGAGACGCTGCGTTTTTCTATTGTCCGTACATTCCTCTAATGACTGTAATTCACATTGATACTACAGCGTGGACAAAACAACAACAAGAAGAAATACTCGGTATACCAATAACTATAAAGTTCAACACAAGATATGGCGTCCAAAGTAAAAATACGGATCAATGACGAAGCAAATGCAGTCGTCCTGGGACTATCTGACGAACACCAAGAATACTTCTATGACAAGTATGCTGTCCCTGCACCTAACTATTTCTTCAATCCAAAGTACAAGTTAGGTCAATGGGACGGGAAGATCCGTTTCTTTCACAAGACAGGTAAGACATTTCTTTATCTTCTTGAAGACATCATTCCTCGTATAGCAAAACTTGGATACAAACTCGAGCTCGAAGACTTACGAACAACAATCCTTCAAACGCCACAACCTATTGACAATCAGTACTTTGCTCACGTACAACACGTTGAGACAAAGGCTCCAACTATTCTTCGTCCACATCAGGTAGAAGCTATCAATGCAGCAACGACATACGGCAATGGAGTTATTATTGCTGCAACCGGTGCTGGTAAGACATTGATAACTGCTGCACTATGTGACATCTATGGTAAGCTTGGAATGAAGACGATCACGATCGTTCCAAACCAAGACTTGATCTCACAGACAAAAGCAGACTTCTCACATTATGGATTAGACGTTGGTGAGTATTCTGGTAAAGAGAAGACGCTTGATCATCAACACATTGTTTCAACTTGGCAGGCATTGAAGAACAACCCAAAGATCCTACTGATGTTTCAAGTAGTAGTTGTTGACGAATGTCATGGATTGAAAGGAAACGTTCTTACAAAGTTGCTGGTTGAGCATAGTGCAAAAATCCCATATCGTTTTGGAGTAACAGGAACACTACCAAAAGAGAAGTCAGACAAGATGGCTGTTCACGTTGCTGTCGGTCCTGTTCGTTATGAAGTTGATGCAGCATACTTGATCGATAAAAAGATCCTTGCATCACTAAACATAAGCATCTTACAACTTGAAGAAGACTTTCGTACGGAATATGAAACATTTTGTCGAGATCACGAAGCGTGGGTCAACTCACTAACAGAACGAGAACGTATCCTTGCAAAAGATCAAGGTACCGATAAAGTGCCAACATATATTCAGTTCAAGGATCAATACTTCACAGACTTTGAAGCAGAAAAGACATACTTGCATCATAAGGAAGATCGTTTAGAAACGATCGCGCAGTTTATCGAACAAAAGCGTGATATGAAGAAAGGCAATGTTTTGTGTCTTGTTGATCGTATTGACTTTGCAAGACGCCTTGCTGCTTTGATACCTGATGCAATACTTGTCAATGGCAAAGATATCAAACAAAAAGACCGCAAGAGCGTGTATAAAATGTTCGAGGACAATGACAACTTGATCGTTATCGCGACAGTGCATATTGCCGGCACTGGCTTGAACATACCGCGTATTTTCAACTTGATGATCGTTGATATAGGCAAGTCATTCATTCGTGTTATTCAGGGTATCGGTCGAGGCTTACGACTTGCAGAAGATAAGACTCACTTAAACGTAACAGATATTTGTAGCGACTTGAAGTACAGCAAACGACACGTTGCTGAAAGAATAAGGTATTACAAAGAGGCAAAATATCCACACAAGAAGTCAAAGATTGACTACTCTGCCCATTCAAAAGCTGTTGCTACTGTTGAACAATAACCTCTATAATGTAAGTTCGACATATAGGAAAATAAATGCTAATATTTGATAATGAAAGCCGACCAGTAATTCTCGACAACGTCAACGGTCCTTGCGTTGCAACACATATGTGGGTTCTCGACTTGAATATGGAAGGTGGAATGGACTTCACGATGGCTCCTTTGTTAATTCTGGAAGAGATCGTTTGTCCGTCTGTTTCTGTTCGTATTAATGGTGCTGAGTTTATTGCTCCTGCATATTGGAACATTCTCGTCTTCGATAAAGAGACACGTCAGCTTGATGTTGTTAATTTGTCAGAAGCTGCTGGAAAAGAATTCACGGCGCTGATTTATGGTCCACGAAAAACAGTTGCAACAGGTGGAATCATTACTATTACAAATTATTTTCTTGAGAGCAAGAATGTTGCACCCTCATTGAATAAGCATCAAATGTTGTGCCATCCTATCGGGTACGACGAGTGGGTTGCAATTTCACCGAGCGACACGTACAATAAGTACCTCAAGGATGCTGTTGTAGGTGACCTGATCGGTGGGTAACGGTAAATATAAGTACAAATGGGGAATGAAAATGGTTGAACCTAAAAAATTATCAGTAAAAGAATTCAAGATGTGGTTGAGTGGCGTTGAGGAAATGCAAGGAGCCGATTGGTCTCCTGATGCTAATCAATGGGCAAAGATCCGTGCAAAGATCGAACAGCTTAACGAAGTCGTAGAAGTTCCACCACAGGCTACCCAGCCATATACTGGTTATAGAGGTGCTCCTCCAGCGGCAAGTGCTCCAGCATTTGTTCCTCCAGCGGCAAGTGCTCCAGCTGCAGGTCCTACATTTCAACCGCCTCCAAGCGATCTTGGAGCGCAAACACAAGTAGTACCAAACGTACCATCAGCACCAGTTCGTGTTGCTCCAGGAATCCCTCTCGCAACAGGCCAAGGAAACATTCCTATCAAGACGCCTGACATCGACACGTTTGGAAAGCCATATGGATCAAGTTTCGCATAAACTAAAGAACAGAACACTCTGGTTTGATGGAGATAGCAGTTTTGATGGAAGTGATATACTTTCTGTCGTCCAGCACTATCCAAATGTTCAGTTTGTCAATGAACTAACTCCACTGATCGAACAGTACAACAATACTGTTCCATCGAGTGAGCGCCTATCCGTCAAAACAAATTGTAGGGAACTTTCGTTTCAATGGAACATTCCAAAAAAGTATCTTGACGTCAACGTTGAAAAATATATCATCAAAGCACTCGATCATGAACTTGAACATTTCAAGAGCGATAAAGATCAATTTGCACGATTGTCGCGGGTCGCACAAGAGATCAAATTGTATCGGAAGATGGGTCTAATACCTGTACTACGAACTATCATTTACGTTATAAATACACTCGCTGCTAACAATATCGTTTGGGGAGTCGGACGAGGAAGTAGCGTATCATCATATGTCCTTTATTTAATAGGTGCTCACGATGTTGATAGCGTCAAGTATAATTTGGACATTCACGACTTCCTACACAACTAAGGAGAATTAATATGGCAAAGGGCGTATCAGCAAGAGGTAAAGAGGTCGACTTCGACTTGATGAAGATTCAAAAGCAGTTGGGTGCTCAACCAGCTCCAACAACAGTCGCAGCTCGTCAAAGTTTCGTTGATCAAAAAATGAAGCGTGCGCAGCGCGCATTAGCTCGTGCAGCAAAGACAACAGTAGCTCCAGCAGGAGAAGTTGTCGTAGAGCCAAAAGTAGAAGATAATAATACAGAAGAATAAGCAACACCAAATAATAAGGATATTATAATGCAGATCAAGCCGATCAAGAATCATATTGTATTTCAATTTCTCGACGCCGTCGACTCAAAGGGACAATTTGTCCGAACGACGAAGTCAGGAATTATCTTGGGTAGTCACTATGACGACAGCGCGAAGTCAGCACGATGGGCTAACGTAATTGCAGTTGGTCCACAAGTGTGTGAAGAACTTCGCGTTGAGGGATGTCAAATTCTTGTTGCTCCACTAAAGTGGACATCTTTCTTTCTTTTCAATGATCAAAAACATTGGCGGACAGACGAAAATGAAGTGTTGATGTATCGATATCCAGAGGACATCGAGGACGAACACTACAGTGGAATCTACGCCGACTAAAGGAGCAAGTGATGAGTTTTATTTGGATGCTAATATTAGCAGCTATAACTATAGCTGGTGCTGCAGAATTTTTTAGTGTATATGGTCTCGCTCATACGTTCAGTGGCGTATTCTGGTCTGTTGTTATTATGGGTGGTGCTCTTGGTTTTGGAAAGCTTGTCGGACTATCATTCCTTTATCGTTATTGGAAACAGACACCAATTGTTCTTCGCACATACTTGACGGTTGGTATTATCAGTTTGATGATTTTAACATCGGTTGGTATCTTCGGATATATGAGTGCTGGATATCAACAAGATAGCCTTCCGTTGAAGCAAATGAACGAACAAATCACACTGTTGCAAGGCGAGAAAGATCGTCTCATTGATCGTAAGAAACAAATCGACGACCTGCTTGCAAAGGCACCAGCTATCAGCGCGACAACAAATAAGAACGGTGAGATCGATCCAAACGCAACTCGTGCCATTAATGCTGCAACTCGTGCTCGTGAACAAGCTAATGCTCAGTATAAAGTTGAGCAACGTGAAGCAACACAGCGGATTACAGAACTTGATAAACAGCTGCTTACGTTAAAGCAGCAACAAATTGCAACAAATGTTCATATTGGTCCTATCACATACATTGCAGAAGCGTTTGGATTGTCTCCTGACAATGCGACAAAGTATCTTGTTTTGATGATCATTTTCGTTTTCGATCCTATGGCTGTTGCTCTTACGCTTGCTGCCAATATTGCAATTCGGATTCGCGAAGAAGAAAAGAAGAAGCCAAACGATCCAACTCTTGATCAAATGCTCGAAAAGTTTGATCCGGAAAAGCATAATGGTCAAGAGGAACCTGCTCGTCCAGTTATGGAATATAAAGTAGAAGAAGCAACACCAGAAATGAAGGAAGCGATTGACTTTCTAATGGACGATGAGCCATCAAAAGGAATCAATATGGAGGCTCCTCTTGGACCATCTGCAACAGAATGGACGCAAGAGAAACAAGACGAATTGAAAGAAGTCTTATCAAGATATTATCCTGTTGACGAAAACGATAAGCGGTTTGAGGCAGCTACGCCAGCACCAGAACAAGAGGTGGTTCAGGCAGTTACTGAGGACGTTCCCGTTACTAAGGAGGTGATTGAACAAATCCCAGAAGCGGCACCGAGCGCGGAAGAACCCAAGCAATCTGAGCCACCTCTTGCTCCACAGCCAGCACCAACGAATGATATGACACATGTAATTAGTGGAATGGATACAAGCACTGGAAACAAGATAATGGAGCTCCTTCAACATTATCGTGCACTTGCAACTAAGCAATCCGATGGTTATTCGTTGAACGAAACAGAACGTTGGGAACTCTCTCAACTTCGCAGACTCTTGCACGACAAAGGGTTTGCAGCCTACCTTGACTAACCTCATTGGACATAGTATAATTCCTGTACGATATAAAGGGAAATTCTATGTCCAATAATAAACTTTGGGTCGAAAAATATCGACCAAAGACAGTCGATCAATACGTCTTTCAAGATGCAAACCTTCGTGCAAACGTTGATCAATGGATCAAAGAAAAGACAATTCCACATCTGCTATTATCAGGCGTTCAAGGGAGTGGCAAGACGACGCTCGCGTTTATATTGATCAATGCGATGGGTTTGGATCAGTCAGACATTCTTATTATCAATGCATCAGATGAAAACAATGTTGACACGATGCGCGAGAAGATTAAAGGATTTGTTACGTCTTGGGCAATGGGTCCATTCAAGGTTGTTCTTCTTGAAGAGGCAGATGCAATGTCTCATCCTGCACAAGGGATCTTACGTCGATTGATGGAGGAATTCTCTGATACGAGTCGATTCATTTTGACTTGTAATTACGACAACAAGATCATTCCTGCGATTAAATCACGGTGCCAACAATTTCATTTCAAGAGTCCAAACAAAGACGATATTCTTGCATATCTCGTTGGTATACTCGACGATGAAAACGTATCCTTCAAACTCCCATTACTCCATAAGTATATAGCATACGCATATCCAGATATTCGGAAGATTGTAAATGCAATGCAGCAAAATTGCATTGACGGTAAGCTAACAGCTCCTCAATCTGATGCAGAAGCAGGTGATTATAAATTTCAGCTTCTCGATCTAATTGAAAATGATAAGTGGCAAGACGCTCGTAAGTTGCTGTGTGGTAATGTTGCAAACGACGAATGGGAAGGCGTATATCGATTCCTGTATGAAAACTTGGATCGTGCTCCTCGGTTTGCTCCAAAGGATGCCTGGGAACAAGGAATTGTAATTATTGCTGATCATCTATACAAGGATGGTCTTGTATCAGACCGCGAGATTAATGCTGCAGCAATGTTGATTGAGTTGGGGAAGGTGCCGTAATGGGAGAAGACGAAATCGAAGGCACCGTTTGGGATCCAAACGAAGAAATAGACGTAGGAGACTGGTCGCTTGATACATCAGGTAATACTGTTCCACTAACAACATTACCGTCCAACTGTTCAGGCGTTGCGATGCAATCCCCAATGACTCCACCTACGATGGTGATTGCTGGAACTGATCCTGCGTTCGATAGAATGATCACAATTAATGACGACGATGGTAATGTGCTCGTTGAGATTATGAAAACCGGAAAGATTAAATTTCATGACATATACGAACCGGATACGACAGCAAGAATATTTTGGAATGCAATAACAATGCGTGGTAAGCAATTCTATACATTGATGAAACAAAACGAGGATCTTGAACGAGAAGTACAAAACCTAAAACAACAATTACAGGAGAAGATGCGATGAGCACAAAATCACAAACAGGCGACTATAATCTATATCGACCAACCAGCCAACTTGGCACAGGTCCAACATATGTCATTCCATACACAAACGTTTTTGGCAATCCATCAACGTATGCATTTGGTCCTCCTGCTACGTACAGCTTAACAAGCCCATTTTATTACCTCGATACGCGTAGTAGTCTAACTGCAGAAATTGAAAGACTCCAAGCACGAGTAACAGAACTTGAAAATAAATTACAAGAGGCAGAGGAGACTATTGATCTTATGTCATATGTTAAATCAATTTCAACTCCAGTACCAGTATCGCAATTCTATTATGATAATCCTGACTTGGTAACGTCATCATTTGATGTCGATCTCGCAGAGCTAAAGAAAGCAATCGATCAACTAAATGAAATGCACCAATCTGTTGCAAAACACAACGATCCATCGTTTCCAGACGATGACGATGATTATAGTATGGACGGTTGCCAATGCGATCAGGGCACAGAACTTCAACTCGATCTAAATCTTGATGATTGGATTCGTGCAGTAAAGGAAGAAGAGAAGCGACAAGAACAAGCAACAAAGACACCGGAGCAAGTTGCAAATGAAGCATATGAGCGTTCAATGAGAGGTTTTCGATAATAGTTGTAAGTGCGAAATACACATAAGGAGAATTACCGTGGCAAGACGCAAGAAACCAGAAGATGAAACAGATCAGCAAACAGCAGTCCGTCGCTTGAAGGATGCAATTGCCGACAAGAGCACGCGATCTGAAAAAGTATCATGGGATCGTAAGATGGACCTAATGGTCAAGAAAATATCAGAACTTCGTCCAATCGAGGATGAAATTGTTCGTCTTCAATCACAGAAAATTCCATTATTTGATGAGATTGCTGCACTGCGCAATGAAATGGTTGAGTCCTGCACACATCCATTTACTCACCTTACAGAAAAAGACGGAAAGATCATCTGTAAGTTTTGCAACCACACATTCGCTGTTGTGAACAATGGATAAGAAACTTGACTTGTTTAAGACGTTGGGGCAAATCGATCGTAAGAATTATCAAGCGTTTTCAGAGTTTGATGATGGGCAACGAAAAGAATTTGCACCGTACGTTTATCTCCGTTGGCTGTCGGGGACTTCGAACAAACAGCAAGTTGTTCTCCTAAATGAGTTCGTCAATCCTGTTGCCTTTTACTTCACATTGAAGGATCATTCGCACAAGGAATTATTATTCAAACTAATGACAGTATGCACTTCTGGCTCGGGACAACGATATAGTTGGAGCATTCCTAAAAGAGCACAAGGTTCAAAACCATTGAGCAATCAAGTTGTCCGACAAGCATATCGTTATAATTTTCGTAAGGCAGAAGATGCACTGAAAGTTTTGACAGCAGAAGATGTCGTTGAGATGGCGGAGCAGCAGGGAAAGCAAAAGGACGAGATCAAATTAATAACTAAGGAATGGAAATGAGAATTAATAAAACACCAGCACCAACAGTAGTCTCCCAGCGTCAATATCATCGCAGAAACTTTTTTCGTACGTTGAAAGAGTTTTGTGGAGACGTCGAGTTTAAGAATGGTGATATTCTTCACAAGAAGATCGAACTTCGTGCTGCAAAGACGAAGCATACAAAAATTGTTAATTTGCAAATGGAGATTGCTGAAAAGCAACAAGAATTGCTTGCACAGCAAGCAAAGTTGAAAGAAACGTGTCCTCACCCGTTGGAATATTTAATGCACTGTGAAAAGTATACAGAAGATGAGTTTGGTTCTCACTCTGCAAATATGGACACGGAGTGGATTGAATGTGAACTGTGTGGAACACAAACACATGCTACAACGCGGGTTTAATATTAATGAGAGGATTATGAGCTCACGAGGCAAATGGACATGTAAGTTTTGTCACAAGCCTTTCGTTCTCGAACTTCGGTTTGAGGCGCATAAGTGTAAGCAAATGATCCGTCAAGAAGAAGCAAAGACGCCAGATGGTCAAATGGCGTACTATTACTATCAACTTTGGCTTCGTGCAACAAAGAAAAATCCACCACCGATTTCGTCGTTTATTTCGTCAAGATACTTTCGGACGTTTATGGAATTTGCAAGGTTCGTCAAGAGCGTCAACTTGCCCAAGCCTGAAACGTTTATCAAACTAATGACAAGCAAGGACTTTACGCCAACGATGTGGCGATCTAATGACGTGTATGTGATCTATTTGGAATTTGTTGATAACAAACTACCGCCAATGAAGCACGTAGAATTGTCTGTTAAGACAATTCTTGACTATTGCGAAAAGAATGAAATTGAGACATCACAGTACTTTGAAACTATTAACCCAAATGAAGTTATTCAGCTAATTCAAGCTCGTCAACTGTCTCCGTGGTTGCTATTATTGAGTAATTCGTTCAAGAAAATGTTCGCAGAACGAACAAGTCCTGAGCAAAAAGTAATTCTTGAAACGTTAATCCGTCCCGAAACGTGGGGCGAAAAGATTGCAGAACGTGCAGAAGACGTCAACCGGATAAAGGTCCTGATCAAAGAGTTGTCCGTATAAATAGGAGATAAACCTATTTAATGGACAACACGCATGTCAAATTACACGCTTGCCTTTTCTGATCCGCTAAAAACGACAATATCGTTGAATTCTTCTGGTGCTGGCTTCATTGGACCAGTTGGTTCAACATCGTCGCCAGTATTGAATATATCATTAGCGCTGTATGGCCAGAACCACACACAGTGGGGCAGTGGGTTTGATAATAACCAACTATACCTGCTTGAAAGCTTTGCTGGTGCATCAACACCTCCGTCTCCAGTAGAAGGACAAATTTGGTATACAGTTCGTGCATATCGTTATTGCACAGCCAACAGCACATGGTATTTTTGGAATTACACATTGCAGACGTGGTCGACAATGTCAACGCCACCATCATATGCAAATTTTGCTTCATTTCCAACGTCAGCAGTAATTAACTCATATGCTCGTGCTACAGACACTGGTGCTTTATATCAGTTTATTCAACAAGGCGCGCCGAATAATTTAACAGCTCCTGCATGGATCCAACGCCGTTATGATACCGTTCCTGCTGATCCAACAACAATCGTTGGTTCGCCAAACTACTATCCAACGTCATATGTTCGTTATTACAACACAGGTCGTGGTTGGGTTAATCCATCGCTTGTTACTTCTGTTACAGCAACAGCAGATATTCCATATGGAAATCGTGGCGTTGTTGATGGAGAAATTTGGTTTGACTCAACAAAAGGTGTGATGTCGTTATACGACGGTCTTACTGGTCTACCTCGTCCAGTAATTGATCCAAACGTTGCATCGCCAATCTTTGTTCCAACAACCGGTGGTACAATTACATCTGGCACGTTGACAATTTCTTCATTGACAGCAAATTCTTTTATATATTCTGGTGCAGGTGGTACATTGACAACAACTACTGCACCAACAAATAGTCAAGTTCTTGTTGGTAGATCGGGACTTGCACCAGTAGCAATGACACTACAAGCTGGCACAGGAATGAATTTGAATAATACAGGTGCGGCAATAATTTTTAATAATACTGGTGTTACTGCACTTAATAATTTTGGCGGTTTGAATATTTCTGCATCAACAGGTAGCATCAACATTTCTAACGCTGGTGTCCTTACTTTTAATACAAGGGCAGGTGCTGTTACATTAACGTCTACTGATGTTACATCAGCTCTTGGATATACTCCTTATAATCCGGCATCTGGCGTCGTTACCAGCGTAAATGCTGTTTCAGGAAATTCAGGAATTTCTGTATCTGGCGGTCCAATTACAACATCAGGAACTCTTACAATATCAGGAAATCTTTTCACGAGCGGTGCACAAGGTGATGTACCAGCATCGGGTGGTGGAACAACAAATTATTTGCGAGCCGATGGTGGTTGGCATTCAGCATTGCAGACAGCAACTATTACAGCAGGTGCAGGTCTATCTGGCGGTGGAACAATAAGTGGTTCTGGCGGATCTGTTACGTTAAACAACACTGGCGTCACAGCAATCTATGCTGGTACGAATATTTCTGTTTCTGCTAACACCGGTGGTGTTACAGTCAATAGTACAGCAGTTGCACCAACATCATCTGTACATTGGAGTTATGGAAACGTCTTACAAAATACAGGAAGTAATTCTGTGTTGAATTTTCAATCTGCTAATAGTAGTCCTGTTGGATTATCAAGTTACTCAGGTGGTACAGTAGTTGTTGGTACTTCAGGCTATTATTTCATAAGTGCGAATGTTACTGTTGGATATAATGGCGGCGCTAGTGGAGCAGGAAGCCATATACAAGTTTTCATCAATGGTGCTGGACAATATGCACAAAACCGATGGACAGAAAACAACAACACAGGCGAGTGGAGTTCTCTATCTGTATCAGGAATATTCTATGTTTATGCAGGACAGACAATAGCAATTCATTATACAAATGAATATAATTGCTACTGCTTTGGTGGATATGGGTCGTTCTGTGGTTTCAGAATTGCATAAGAGGAAATATAATGGCATACATAATTAATTTTTCTGAACCAACAAAGAGTTCATTTACAATCAACGATAATGGATTCGATGGTCCAGGTGGAAGTGCACAAAGCTCGACACTGCGACTATATGGTCGTGGTGCTCTTGAATGGGGCGAGAGTGTTGATGAAGACTTGCTTCGTTCATTAGAAAGCTATGCAAGTGCAACACCACCATATCCAGCAGTCGAAGGACAACTTTGGTTTGGTGTCGCTTTGTACTGGTACAATATTGGAACTGGACAATGGTTCCGTTGGGACTATCCAGCAGGAACATCAAACTCAAGCACAATGGCTCCATTAAATTCAAATGGTGTCGGCTCTACATTAGCTAATGGTTCGTGGGTTTCAATTACACCAATAATCTATACATCGTATGCAGCACTACAAGCAGCAACAGGAACAATTGGTCAATATGCATTCGTTACTGATACGCCAGGAAATACAATTCGTCAACTGTATCGTTGGGACATTCCTTACGCAGAAGCAGCACCACAGTGGATGCCAAGATTGTATAGATCAATAAACGGAAATCCAACGACTGGTAGTAATTTTCCAACGGGTAATTTGTATGTTTATAATCCATATATTCTTCATCACGAAGTTGCACCAACACCAACGTCGGCAAGTGCAAATCTCCCAACAATTAATGGATGGTATGATACATCTTCCATTCGTGTTCAAACAGGTTTCCCATCAAATCCAACTGTTGGACAAATGCTTCTTCTTACAAACGGTGTACCAACATTAATGGTTTGGGATGGTACTAGTTGGGGAATTGTTAATATTACATATAACGATATACGATATGTTTTTAAGTCCGGCGATACAATGACTGGCCCACTGTATTTAAATGCTGATCCAACACTACCGACGCAGGCGGCAACAAAGAATTACGTTGATAGTATTGTTGGTGGAGCATCATACGTTCACATTGCTGGCAGCACAATGACTGGCCCACTGTATTTAAATGCTGATCCAACATTACCAACACAGGCTTCAACAAAAAACTATACAGATTCTAAACTTGCAGTAACAGGTGGTCCGTTATCAGGCACGTTGAACATGACTGGAAACTATATCACAAATGTTGCAACGCCAATCAATAACAACGATGCAGCAAATAAGATATATGTTGATAGTCATGCAACGTTCACATTACCCGTTGGTGCTGTTATTATGTTGTATGGTGTTAATACAGCGCTTGGTGGTCCTAACTTTGATGGAACAGGTCTAGGAGTTCCAGGAAGTCCTTTTGCAGGTGCTACCGGTACGTGGGCTGTTTGTAATGGCAACCACGGAACGCCCAACTTGATTGGACAGTTTGTTCTTGGTCTTGCACCAGGAGCTGCAAATGCAACTGGTGGATCAAGCACGACAAACGCAACATCACTAACAGGAGCAACTGCAAATGCATACACAGGCGTTTCTAATATTGGTACAGCATTGACGGCAGCGCAACTTCCTCCTCATCAACACGGTATGTTTACAGGAGATTATCCTGGATGGCCAATAACAGCTCCAACTAGTTCGTCAAGTGTAGCTTCTGGAGGCGGCGGTCATGCAAATTATGAAGCTTACTTTATGGCTCTTGGAACGTCAGCCGTATCTGTAGGACGGACAGATAGCGGTGTTGGTTTATCAGGCAGTGGACATACTCACACAGTAAGTGATCCATCACATGCACATAGCATCAATCTTGGAACACACACGCACACGTTTACGCCACCATACTATAGTCTCGTTTATATCATGCGTGTTGCGTAATAAATATTAAAAACTGAGGAACATCGATGTCAAACTACGTAATTAGCTACACAGATACAACAGATACAACGGCTGGATATCTCAGCTCGTTTACTGTTCGTCCATATACATCTAATGGTCCTTCAAACCCAACGACTGCAGCTCCACTACCAGCAACCGCGACGAGTGCTAATACTTCCATTGAAATCCTCGGTAAAGGATTTTTTGACTATGGTCAAGAAGTTGCAGAAAGTTTTGTTAACATGTTGGAGAATTTTGCTAACGTAAAATCTCCAGTTTATGCAATTCGTGGTCAGCAGTGGTACAAAAACAGAGCAGACGTAACATCAGCATTCCCAACAGATTCAGGACAGTTGTTTATTCGTCGCAACTTATCTGCAATGCAGCTTGGACAAAATCCAACAACAGATGTGCCCGTGTGGGATCAAGTAGTTGTTGCTGGTAATCCTAATGCTGTTGTTCGTGGATCAATTCCTTTTGGCGGAACAGCAGGTGTGACAATTACAGGTCTTCCATTGCCGGCTGCATCTGGTGACGCTGCAACAAAAAGTTATGTAGATACAGCTGTTAGTACTGCCGGCGGCAGCTTTGTGCCTTTGGCTGGTGGAACAATGACTGGTTTATTGACTCTTTCAGGAAATCCAACAGTAGCACTTGGTGCAGCTACAAAGCAATATGTCGATGCATCAGTGATAGGTTTTGTGCCATTGGCTGGTGGAACAATGACTGGTTCGTTGGTATTAAATGGAAATCCAACATTAGCACTTGGTGCAGCTACAAAGCAATATGTTGATACTGCAGTAACAGGAATTACAGGCTTTGTTCCTATTGCTGGATTTGTAACAATGACAGGACCGTTGATCCTTAACGGAGATCCAACAGCATCATTTGGTGCAGCAACAAAAAACTATGTTGATACAGTCACACTTGGCACAGCACCACACAAGATTTCTGACGTTGTCGTTACAGCAGCAACGACAGGTCAGCTTCTACAATTCAATGGTACAAACTGGGTTAATGCTACATACGTTGCTCCTTCAACACCAATTAGCGGTTCGTTCAATTCAACAACAAGCACATTGACATTAACGACAAGTAATACGATTAATATTCCTATTGTTGTATCAACATCAACGGTTGCATGGAATGCTGATCCGTTGATTACAGGATCAGCATTGAGACAAGGTGCTGTGCAAGATCCAATGTATCCAAATCTTACAATTACAGATGCAATATCAATTATTGATCAGATGTTATTTGCATTGCGCAGTCGCAGTCGTACTGTATTCACAGGTGTGGGAATTAATTTTTCTTCTCCAACGCCGTTTATTGTCAATTCAAACTCATCAGAAGTATACATCGATGGGATTAAGCAAATATGTGATACGCGTGGAACATACTTGCAGCCAGTTCAACAAAAAGCTTACTATGTTACAAGTGTTGTTACAGGAGCTGGTGGTAAGTGGGGCGTTGGTCCTGGTGATGTTAGTGGAGACTTTACAGTTGGTGAAAAAATTATTATTACAAATAACACATCACTTGATGCAAGTGCCGTTCCAGATCAAACATCGTACACCGTTGCAAGTGCCACATTTGATGGAATTTCACAAACGCTTGTTACAGTCAATGAGACGATTCCGCCAGGAGCAATCGCAACTGGTAAATTAAATCACGCATTTGTTAATGGTACATCATCGGCAGCATCACCAACTGGACTCAGCTATAGCACTCCTTACTCATTCAATGCAACAGTTGATGGTGTAGGACCAACATTAGTCGCGTTTAGTATTACACCACCACCATCTCCTGCACCAGCTATTAGTTTTGTAAAACTAATTAGTATAATTAATACGGCAATGATTGCCTTAGGTCTTCAAGCTACAGCGATGCAACAAAATAATGCCGTCAATACATCTAATGGAATATTATTTGTTTGTAATACATCAGGTGGAACAGGTACCGGCGCCGGAACAATATCATTGACAGATGTTAATTTATTCTCATCGTTAATGAACGCGACTGGTGTAACTGTAACGCCAGCATCTACTGTTGGCACATCATATGGATATCAGGAACAGGGTCAGCCGGGCTCTCCAACAACGTCAATTCAACTTGCTGCTGACCTTGCGGGTGGCACGATTGAATTTATATCCCTAACAAGTCTTCCAACGACTCTTGAAAATCTGGGCTAATAGTCGTATGATGTCTGTATGGACATAGATATTGATCTCCCGACATCTTTTGATCCTTTGAAAACATTCAAAGGTGCTATCCCTGCGTCTATGGTCAAGAACGACGAGTTGTCAAAGCATCCTTGTGGGGTATATTTCCAACAAATTCCAACTGATCAGTATACGGGATTATCAGCAATACCGTACGAGCAAGCAGAACAATTAGGTTATTTTAAGATCGACTTCTTGCACCTTAATGTATTAAATACTATAACGAGTAAACAAGAGCTTCGTGAATTGATCGATCAAGAGCCAGACTGGAATTTATTTAATGATCGCAAAGTTGTTGAAAAGTTATTCCAACTTGGGAAGCAATATGAATTGATCTCAAAGTTGAAACCAAAGTCTGTTGATGACGTTGCAGATGTTCTTGCATTGATGCGTCCAGGAAAGAAACACTTACTGCAAGACTATCTAAATAATAAACAAGAAGTCCGTAAAGAACTATATAAGAAGAACGATGACGGATATACATTCAAGCGATCACACGCTATCAGTTATGCGTTGACTATCATCGTACAGCTCCATTTAATAAAACAAAAGAGGATCTGATCCGATGTCAATAATTAATCCATACTCGTATGAAATATCTGAAGAACAACAAGAAAAAGCTGAGAGCTTTACGACAACATACAAGCGTGACAAGCATATTCTATCAATGCTGATCGTCCAGAACGGACAAATGACATATGGTGAATGGCAAGGAATATGTAGCACATACAAGCGAAGTGAATTTCCTCTAAGGCTTGGAATGCGTTTTGACGACGACATTATCAACAGACTTCAATACTATGCTACACGAGGAGAATATCACGTAACGTGTTATTCTTATGAGCAGACTCTTATAGCAGGTCCTCGCGATAAACATTTTTATTATGATGTAAACGGTATCTATCAAAATTACATCTATGGTCCTCTATCAAATACAACATTTTGGAATACAGCTGCTGGAATTACAGGATTGACTGGTGCAGCAGGTATAACAGGTAACGTTAGCATAATGGGCGGAGGTGGTGGTGCCGGCGCATGGTCAGGAGTAGTTAGTGCTGGTGGAAGTATGTCACTTCCTGCAGGAACAGTTATAACAACAACTGGAAACATAACAACTGGATCGTGGTATCCATCAACACCATATTCAATCACGTCTGCAGGAAGTGTAGGAATTAATTCTCCAACGAGCGGAACGGCTTTACCTGTTTATCCATCAACGGCATCGTCGGCATCAGTGCCGACGATAACGACAACACTTCCAACGGCTGCTAATGTTACATATACACCGTCTAAAGAGCCAAACAAGAAATCTTGGCTTGATAAAATTGATGATTGGTTTGATAAAATGTGGGGAGTTTGAAATAGTCTCTATAACCAAAAGTAAGATAAATACTACAACAATAACAAAGGTATATTATGAGAATTCTTCCAGCGCTCCGTTTGACGGACACACAAAAGCAAGTGCTTGCTAAGATCCTTGCATCGCCAACTCCAAAGGTTGCTGGTGAGCAGATTTCCAAAGATCAAAACTCAATCGCTGCTCGTGATATTCTTGTCAAGCTTGGTTTGATCACATACTTGAATGGCAACGCTGCATTGACAGACAAAGGTCAGCAGATTGCTCAAGATGAAGATGTTGAGAATCAAGGCGGTGATCTAACACAGTCCGGAGAGCAAGATGCATTCGGAGACGAGGGAGCTGATCAGATGGGGACACAAGACATTAATGGTTTGGGCAGTGAGCCAGAGTTGGCTCCCATTGGCGGCGAACCAGTCGAAGAGCCAGAACCACCACGTGAAAGTCTACGTCTTGTGCAAAAAGGTAAGATGATGAAGACGATCAATGAAGAAACGAGCGAGAAGAAGTCGCTCGTCCGTCGTGTATCAAAGCAAGATATCAAAGAGAGTGAATATAAGTCGTTCTCGACATTCTTCAAATCAATCTAATATTACCTGTGTATCTCAACAGTAGCAGGAATAGGCTTGCGACGACGTCGCTTGATGCTCTTGATACTCTCGACACCAACTGGAAACTGTGGGACAGGTCCAATCAATCTTGAAACATAGTCAAGGCTCAACGACTTATAAATCTTTGACGTAATACCAGTCAAGTTCTTCTTTGAGAAAAAGATTGAGATTGGATGTAAGAAACGACTCGTCTCATACCATTCTGCAGCTGCAGCAATAACCAACTCTTCGCTAACAACTTCTGGACCACACATATCAAGAACGTATGCTTTGATGTTTTCTTCATCGACGTTATCAACGATCGTTAGCATATGTTGCTTACGATATTGAATCAGAGTAATGAATGGATATCCGTAGTAGTCTTTTGGATGATGTTCAACGATAAGAGGGACACCTGACTTTGTTTTGATTTTTGTGTTCTCGACAACCATCTGCTTTTTCATATATTCTCCTGATGTCTTTAGGTTCTATTTATAGGCCTAAACACGCGTAAATATAGGGTATTCATTGAAGTAGTAAATAATAAGACACTGGAGATACAAATATGAAGTTCGAAGCTAAACGTCTGCAATATCCACTTGATGCTCTTGAAGCAGCTCTTGCTAAACAAGAAGTTGATATTCACTATAACAAGCACACAAAAGCGTACTTCAAGAAGGTCAATGAGCTTGTTGTAGGAACAGCATTTGCAAAAGCCGAATCGCTTGAAGCTATTCTCAAGAGAAAGACGTTGAATATTGACACACCAATATACAATAACGTGGCACAGGCATACAATCATGACTTTTACTGGCAGTGTTTGACGCCGGATAAAACGGAGCAAAGTGAGCAGTTAGAACAAGCTATCAAGACAGACTTCAAGTCGTTTGATAAGTTCAAAGAAGAAGCAATCGATAAGGGTGTAAAGTTCTTTGGGTCAGGATGGTTGTGGTTAGTTCAAGAAGGCGATAAACTAAAAATCGTCACTTTACCAAATGCACAGACGCCTGCAACGAATCCAAAGCAAACGCCTCTCCTTGCAATCGATCTGTGGGAACATGCATACATTTACGATGAGCAGTACTTTGCTGATCGTAAGAAGTACCTCAACAACATATGGCGAGTCGTAAACTGGGACTTTGTCAGTGAAAACTATAAGAAAGCGAACTTGGTATGAGCGAAGATATAAAAGAAACTATACTGGAACCAATTCCAGAAGCAAAGCCAAAGAAACCACGCAAGCCTCGTGCTAAGAAAGCAACGCCAGGTAAGCGAGGTCGTCCTAAGACAAAGCCATACCTTCCATATGCAGAGGCATCAACATTCGTTCGTGATCAAAATATCACATCTGTCCTTGAGTTCCAAAAGTGGCACGATAAAGAAAAGCCAGCTGTTATCCCACGTTGGCCGCACCGTGTTTATATTAAGGACTGGACAACATGGAATAACTTTCTTGGAACATCAAATACATTCGAAACCGCTCGTCGTAAGTGGAGAGGTTTCGAAGATGCATGCGAGTGGGCTCGTGCTCTAAAGTTGGAGACGGCAGCTGCTTGGACAGAATATGTGAAGAACAATACAATCCCAACAGACATTCCAAAGCGTCCCGATCTAACTTACAAGACGTGGAGAACGTGGGGATATTTCCTTGGCAACAAACCAGAAGCCGTTGTTGAAGTTAAACAACAACAAGCACTGAAGCCTGTATTCTACATTGTTCGTGAAGGTGGAGATATAAACAAGCCAGGAAACATTTATAGATTTGAAGTTGAACCACAAGGCCTTCGTTATGTTTATAACAAGTGGAAGCGAGAACAGTTTGAGATTATTAAGTTGTTCTGGTTTGAAGATGCACAAACAGAAGTCGTTAGAGGGATCATCAACTCTCTATCGTCGTCGTACCAATCACAAGATAGAGTACGGATCGTTCCTAACATCTATGAAATATTGTGGAGA